CTTTTACAGCACTGGCGAGGATCTTGATCCCTACCGCCAGCAATATGATGCCCGCGCCTTGGGCCACGGCCTTGTCGTTGAGCTTGGAATACCTAGTGAAAAGTGTAAGTGCCCCAATAATAACGCCAACGCCGACAAGTCCCTTGGCGAGTTCATTCCAATCCAGTTCGGCCAAATCGGATACCGCACTAACCAGAATCTTTACTGCTCCAGCAAAGATGATCAGCCCAAGCCCCGTAGATATAAGACCCTTGGGGTTCGGCATCACCTTAAGCGAAGCGAGTACCAGCTCCAGAACAAAGGCAAGTCCGACTAGTCCCTTGGCAAGCTCATTCCAGTCCAGTTCGGACAGTTGCTTAACAGCCTGTACAAGAATAAGAACAGCCGCAGCAAGAAGGATCAGTGATCCCATCACAAAGGGCATCTTAGCAAAGCCCGCAGAACCTATGAACTTCTGGAATACGGAAAGCGAACCCATGAGCTGGGTGAAGAGGACTGTGAGGGCTGCTCCTGCTTTGGCGAGATCGTCAGGATTGATCTTGGCCAATATGCTTAGCGAGACTGCCAGAACACCGATCGCAAGTGCGATCTCAAGCAATGTCGTCGCCTTAAGAGTGTTCTGCATTTCGGAGAACACACCAGTAACGTTTTCGATGCCTTCCTTAATAGCGTCGAATATGCCTCCGCCACCGCTGAACGAGTCGAGAAACTTCTTAACGATCAGGAACAGACCAGCCAATAGTCCTGTGTCCAGTCCGGCGAACAGCGTCTTGGTATCGAAACCCTCAAACATACTGCTGAGATCAATGCCAATGCTTTTGAGTCCATTGGATATAGACTTCCCGAGTTTCTTAAAGAAATCTCCAACGTTCTTCATGACCGTTAGAGTCTTTCCCCAAGCAGCGGAAACCACATCGCCCAGATGCCCAAGTGGCGCTAGCTTGGAAGATATTCCTTCAACGCTCTTCTCAACGCCCTTGGAACTAGTATCTTTGAACAGAGAACCGAGGAAAGCAGCAAACTTCTGAATAAGCTTGATCGGAATGGTAAGGACTGCTCCAAGACCCTTGAAGAAGTTGGTAAGACCCTTGCCTTCCACTACACCTTTACGAAGAGCAACAAGAAAATCGCCGACCTTCGCAGTGAAGTTTAGGAAACCGCCGGAGCCCTTAACGACCTGCCCGACCAAATCAAAGATTACACCGCCAACGCCCTTAATGACGTCAAATACTATTCCGAATACAGCGAAGACACCAGCAAAGGTCCGCTTCAGTTTGTCTGCTGTAGAGCTTCCGATCTTGAGCTTTGCAGTAAAGTCACGGAAATTCTTGGTTATCTCGGCAAGCTGCTTGCCAGTAGTCGGAGGAAATATCTGACGGAATGCATCCTTGATCGGAGTGAAGACACTCCCCAAAGCCTTTACGGAATTAGTGATACCGTCAATGAGCGCAGTGCGCCCGCCGAATTTGTCCCACTCCTTGAGCATCTTGTTTCGGGCATCAGAAGACCTCTGAAGCATTCCCCCGACGGAATTGCTGATACCAGTGAATAGACCCTTGGCCTCGGTGAAATCACCAAATATGATCTGCCATGTCTGAGCCCATCCAGAACCCAATTGTTCCTTGAAGGTTCCAAAGAGCTGAGTAGCAGTCTTGACCTCGGTTGCAGCAGCCTTGGCCATCTTGGCCTGCTTCTGGATGGCCTTGATCTCAGCTTTGTTGAACCCCTGCGCCGCAAGTTCAGCATCAGTAAGGTCCCCGGTGAACTGTGCCAAAGTCTGAGTAAGAACCTTTGACGTCAGCCAAGATTCCTTGCCAGGTTTTGCCGTGATGGATTCGCGGAAGGACTTTCCTTGAATAGTGACATTCTTCATGTCACCCTTGAGCTTGACCGCTCCATCGGAAAGGGTACCCATTTTGACGGCATTCTGAGCCAGTGCACGCTGGAACACAGTACCGCCCATACCGGCATTGACAACCGAGTTCCAGTCCTCAAGAGTAACTCGTCCCGCAGAAAGAGCCTGCGAAAGCTGGTACATAGCCCCAGAGGCCTGCTCAGAGTTCGAGCCGGAGATGGCGGCAAGGTTTGCGATACCCTTGATTGCCGCCGTGGATTCCTTCAGCCCAACACCGGCAGCCGTAAAGGTACCGATGTTCCTAGCCATCTCGGAGAAGTTGTAAATGGTCTGGTCCGAGTAGTGGTTGAGCTCATCGAGAGCCCCTGTTACGTCCTTGAGATTGGTACCAGCGGCCTGGGTATTAGCCAGGATGGTCTGGATCGAGTTCATGTTTGTCTCGTACTCGTGGAAACCGTCCATGAGAGGAGCGAACGTGAACGAGTTGATCAGACTCATACCAGCTTGCTGGGCTCTGGCGCCAATGTTCATCAGTGCACCTGTAGCTATGGTTCCAAGAGCACTGAAATGGCTAGCCAGACTCTGAACACCGTTCTCGATATTCTTGAGCGAGCCCTTCTGCTTGTCAGCTTCGGCGGTTGTCGTCCTCAGCTTGTTGTAAAAATCTCCGACTTTCTGGCTGCCCTCAACGACTTTATGACCGAAGTTCTGAGCGGCAGTGGACAGAGTAGTGATCCCGGAGGAAAAACGCTCGAGGATACCTCTGCTTCCCTCTACATTTTGACCGAATTGCTTGGTACCGGTGTTGACTTCTGAAACGCCCTTGGTGAATCGCCCTAGGGCGTCCCGGTTCTGTCCCATGGTCTGGTTGAACTGCTGTGCCCCCGCGTTGGCTTCCGAGAAGCCCTTGGTGAAACGTCCTAGGGCATCCCGATTCCGGGTCATGTTCTGGTTAAGCTGCTGGCTAGCCTGGGTTACGCCCGCAAAGCTCTTCTGGACCCCCTGCAGCTGAAGGCTCTTGTTAAGTGCTTCGAGGGAGCGGATCGTCTGCTGAACGCCGGACCGGAACTCGGCGCTCTGGAACTTCATCTGAACGACGCGTTCATCAACTGAGCTCATGCGGATGTCACCGCCTTCCATACTTGAGTTGCGATGTTGTCAAATATCGGCTTCATTGCGGGGTTGATGTAGTCCTTGCCCTGGACGTACCCACCTGTACCAGTTCCATAGCCATACTGAAGCATGATAGCTACCGGGAAACCATTCTCGGTGTCGGAGTTAGTCCATTTGATGGCTACACTTGTCGCGGAGCGCTCTATCTCGTAGTTCCAGGAATCAGCTGCCAGCCCGGAGTCCTTCGGAACAGATTGGGCCAAAGCGTTTACTCCCATTTTGGCTGCTGAGTCGAGAGACTTGTAAATGTCACCTTGTTGCAGCTTCCTAAGGAAGTTTTCCGTTCGTTTACCCGAACGAGTTATAACGAACGTAATCACAATGGCCCTTTCCGATGGTTACTCCAGACCGGTCATCTTACGGCCAGTTTCTAGCAGATTCAGATTGTTCACGCGGAGAGCATCTACGCCTTCGAAATAGAATCGTAGAACATAGGCCTCATCCACGTTGTAACCGTAGACCTCAATCAGAGGATCGACAGTATTGATGACCGGGTTGTTCGCAAGCCACTTGGCGATCGATTCGACCTTCTCGAAAGCGTTTCGCATTTCGAGAACAGCCTGAGCAGTCTTGTTATCAAGGCTGCCCTTGTCTACTTCAAGTCCAATGGACATAACAGTCTCCTTGTATTATTCAGCCCAACGAATGGGGGTGATTCGCATCTGGGCGTAACTTACAGTAGCTGCGCCAGTACCTGTCTTGTAAGCTCGAACCTTGAAACTATGCGTTCCGGCAGCGAGCCTAGTAGTGAAGCTAGCACTATGTTGTCCTCCGCCTGGAACGTTTGCTCCATGCGTAGTGTCGTAGAGTACGTTTCCCCAAACGCTACTCGTCTCGAACGAATCCTGGGGATCATTGCCATCGTGGCCTACACCAACTCGGACCGTCGAAGGTGCATCGACGTAACTAATCTGTAGCCAAGCATGAAGCTCTACACTGACGATAGCGTCATAAGGCAAATATAGCGTCTTGGACAAATTATTCGGATGATCGGCCCAGACTGTTGAGTCGATGGTAGCTGCGCCAGTTGTTGTAGCGATTAGCGGATCAGGCAAAGCTGCATCTCGCGCTAGCTTACGCCAACGCGTCCAGCCTGAGGCGGAATTGGCGCTGCGAACCCACCTCTCCGTTTCAACACCCGCAGTTGTTCCGCCAGTGTGCTTCGTCCATTCCTGCCAACCGAAATCGGTTCCGTCAGTATAAGTACGGACTTCCCCAGCCTTACCTGCAAAATCCCAACCGGACGAGGTAATCGTGGTACAGTAAAGTCGAGACCACCCATTCGGATACGAACTGAGCCCTGTGCTCTGTGAGAAAGACCCTGGAGTAAGAGAATATGTAGAATCGTACATGGACCACGTGGTCCATCCGCCACCGTTGTTAGTACTGTGGTATTGCCGGAACCAGCTTCGAGGGGTTCCTGTTCCGCCCGGGTTGGAATATGCAATCTGTACAGCTCGGTCCGTCTCTGTATTGATCGTCATGACCGACCCGAAACCGTTATTGACCGACCATCCTGATCCTGTGGTAAGAGCCATCAATGAGATCCCGTTAGGATATGCCGCAGGAGCAGCAGTTTCAGTAATGGAGTTCTCAGTGAGGATCTGGACCTTATGCCCCGGCACGGCTGCCAGTCCAGCCGGGGTCACGGCTCGGGTATTGTCAGTACCAGCCGTAGTTTCTGCAGAAGTCGCGAGCTCGACGAGGCCCTTTTTGGTATCGCTGGATATAGGCCCTGCTACATCGTTGGTGTCGTACCATACTGAGCTGTCGGGAACAGCCCCGGGATCAATACTGCCGATGTATGAAAATGCATCGACCTTACTGTAGCCGACGCCATCATACGTTTGCATTCCGGAAACGGCGCCCATGTCGATCGGCATTCCGTCATGTCTGGTGAGAATAAGATGCCCTGAGGCGTCGATGGCCCCATCAACAATCGACGTAGCCTCAATTTCAAGCGTACGTTCGGCAGTTACTACAGTTACCGTAGCCACAGGGCCACCTTTCTACTCGTGAATTTCAAGAAGCCATGGGGTACCATTCCCCGCCAATTCTCGGCTTGGGGGAGGCCGGGACCCAAACTCCGCCGATTCGAACCTTAGGAGTTGCTGGAATCCATTGTCCGCCCACACGGACTTTACGGGTCACAAAAGTCGAAATATCTTTGATCCAGTAGGATGCATCATCGAATCTCGCAATGAGATCGGGAGTACTGGCATCCCAGACACCTGCCGTGAAAATATGGCTGACAGCAGTCTTGTCGAACGTCCCTCCTACCGTACAGCGAGCCATCTCGTTCCAGGTCTGCCCGTCGACAGAGTTGTACATCTTGATGATGCTGTCGGAACCCATGTTGCCGATGCCCCACCAAGTGCCCGGTACCCAGCTGCTACCAATACCGACGCCAGTATCCGAAATAACCTCGTTACTGAAGCTAGCCAAACCGCCAGGCTGGAAGGATATGGTGGTATCATTCGGAGTCCCAAGGGCCGAAATATAGTTGCCCGAAGCGTCGCGGACCCCGATGTAGAACTCGCATGCACCAGTGGGGGTTCCGGTAGATGAGAGTTTAGCGGCGAAAATCCCAATCGAAAGATCGAATCGAGTATTTCCTTCAACCTTCGGGTAGCCAGAAGTACATGCCAGGTTCAAAGTCCCGCTTGCTTCTGTAGCCCCAGGACCCTGAGCAATTGTCCACTTGACAGGATCGAGTGAATCGTCATCGAAGTTGTCAATGAGTGTTTGAATATACGCCACAGAATCTCCTTTCTACCCGTCGCTGATAGTATATGTGTTCTCGTCTACCGGAACCACCGTCGACCAGTCGAACTGCAAGTAAATATCTTCGAGTTTCTCGATAGCGTCATCCGGCCCTGAAATAGTGAAGGTACGATCGCCATTGTCGGTCAATGTAAATACGAAGTAGGCGTCGTACATGGCAATCAATTCCGAAAATGACGGAAGTCTAGCCATGTTCTCTTCGTCACCGTAGAGAGCATTCTCGACGAGGTTGAGAACTTGCGAATCGGTAGTCCGAGAATCGATTTCTACATGAGCAGTCCTTTTGTGCCCTGCAATGACCGGCGGCCTAGTTACTATGTTCCAACTGAAATCTACAGGTTCGATAGATTCACTGGCCGAAGAATATGATCGTTGTGTCGGTTCGGCCAAGGCGTTGTAGACGATGTGGATCTTGTACCCTAGATCTTCAGCCAGGTCACTCCCGACAAGCGTTCGGTAGGAGA